ACAGTAGCAGAGATGATGCCACAGCAGCAGACCATCCAGCCACAGATTCCAGAATTCTTGAATCTCGGTGAGGCATGCAAGTTTTTGCATGTCAGCCGCGGCACACTCGACAAGCTCATCAAGCGTGGCGAAATCAAGGTAACGCATGTAAATACTGCCAAGCGCATCAGCAAGAAGCAGTTGATCGAGTTCATGGCATCAAGGGAAGTTTAGACTGCTGGGCAGGCGGCAAATTGCAAGTAACTAGGGTTTATCACCAAAAAGTGAAAAACCTACGACATGACGCATAGCGCCAGAAAGGTAAATATATGAAAGTAGTTTATCCGTCAATCGTGGAGCAATTCTATGAAGGCTTGAAACTTGAAGGCGTAACAGTTGGCAAGGACGAGGTATATCGCACCATGGTCGAGACCAACTTAATTGACGAAAACGGTGTTCCTACACAATACGCATTGGACAATGGCTTTATCCAGTGTGTGGACAATGATCCGGAAAGCCTAGCAGAGTTAAAGGAGATTTATCCTAATCTTCAGAAATACTCAGACGATCATTTCATGAAGACTGACGAAGGCTGGTACGTTGATGCCTTTGTATTACGTAGCGAATCTATGCTTTTATTGAACGATCCGGCTACGTCCGAAACAGACAAGCAAAATGCTCGGATCGTACTTAACTATATCAAGGAGGACGATACCGATGACTAGCCTTATTACGTGGATATTCACCCATCCGACAGTCATACCCGTCATGCTGATGGTTTTCATGAACGGTGGCGTGCTGGGATCGTTTCTACAGTTTAGAAAGGACTATGACCATGGCAAAAATGGTAAATAGCAAGTATGGGTGGACGTGGCCACAGTTTGTAAAGGCTGACGCTGATTGTGATCGGTATTGGCAAGCTCAAAAAGCCGAAAAACGTTCACTAATTGAGGCCACAAAAAAATCGCCAAGAGCGACAACTCAAGGCGAGAAGAAGACAAGCGAAAAGATCTATATCGACTTTTAGCTTGCCTCTATTAGATGTTTTTGTCAAGGAAAATGGAGGAAATTATGATGAAAAATGTTTCAAACAGCACCAAAGCGCCTGATTTAGGTGAGGCGTCTTGGAACCTCAGCACTGCAAAAGGACTTTTAGAAGCCCTTAGTGATGAATTCGACATTATGGAAGGCTCTGTCGTTTCATATCAAAGCAATCGTAATGAAAAAAATGCTGCAATCTTGGCATACGGTACGGATCGCTCATTTTATACATGGATGGCGCTACTGAAAGCAATTCAAGAATACGTTGATAGCAGCTTGGCAACGATTGATGAGGTCAACAAATGATGAAGAAAGATTATTATACAACCGCACAGGCGCTTTTGAGCGATACAAGCGCAATGGTGAATATCTTGCGACATCAGATCAACGATGAACAGCAATCAGCACTGGCCGACACAGTCGCTGATATGATCATTGATGCTCGTCGTCTACTTTTGGAGGGAGATGCTGTCGATGGTCGACGTGCTTAAAGTGGCGCTTGGATATCAGCAACACGGATTTGCAGTCTATCCACTTGCGCCAGAGACACGAACACCACTTGCTGGTTCGCATGGGTACAAAGATGCCACCAAAGACCCAGAACAAGCCAAGAAATGGTGGGGCGAACATCCTAATTACAATATTGGCTTGGGGCTTGATGGCGTGCTGGTATTCGATATCGATATGGGGCATAAAAGTGGGGCTAATGGCAATGAGACGTTGGCTAAATTGAGCGCTGATGGTCGTGCTGATCAAATTCCATCTACCTATATAGAAACAACGCCAAACGGTGGACTTCATATTTTCTTCACCTATCCCAAGGAATTGAAGCTAACCAGTCGATCGGATTTGTTCTCTAAGAATGGCGAGAAAACCGGCCTCGACTATGTCGCAACTGGTGTGCCGGTTTTCCCTAGCATTCGCGAGAACGGCATGTATCAACCACTCAAAGGGCACAAGATCACCAAGCTAGCCCCAGCACCTAAGTGGTTACTTACTGAGATTCAACGTGTCAGCCACCCGATCATGAGTAATTACCATGGTAACCCAGACTCTTGGTTTGGACATTTTATTAATCGTCTGGTAGATGGTTCAGACGAAGGAAACCGAAATCAGTGGTTGGCCAGCATTGCCGGTTCAGTCTTTCGGTCGGGTGCTGATCCCGATAGCTGCGCGGATCTAATTCAAACTATCAACCAGCGCTATGTTCGCCCTCCCTTGCCTAATGGCGAGCTAGTTAAGATCATCAATTCAATCAGCAAGCGCGAAATCGCGCGTCGAAGTTAGGCGGTGAAGCATACGGACAGCTTAAAGGAAGAACTAAACAAGTCGCCAGAGTTTACCCAGCTCAAGGTGATCTCTAAAAGCACATTAGAACCATTTGACGTGAACAAGTATCCAGAGCCTCAAGATAAGACCGAGAAAGGTATTCGGGCATATAACAAACAGCTTGCTGCCAAGTTACCGAACTGGTTAAGAGTTTGGTTTCAGTCAGAACAGAAAGACGAAAACGATCCTAAAAGTGTGACCATTCATCGCCACATCAAGGTGGACTTCTTAGCCTATGGATATCACTTCATGGATAAAACACGAGTAGAAAGTTTCCCCGGGTTGAGTGAAGGTGCCATATATGAGCCTAGCAAAGGGACGTGGCGCACATTTGGCAAGGGCGAGTTCACTAAGACCACCGAGAGCCGAACCACCAAAGAGATGCTTAAATGGGGGCTGTATCGTGAAAGTGATATTACAGGCGCCAGACGATTCTTGCAACGTATCAGCTATAACGAGGAATACGGCAAGCGATCACCATTTGATGAGAACCCACATCCAGAACTAGTTGCATTCGCTAACGGCACATACAGCATACTGACCAACAAGATGCAGGAAAGTAGCGCTGACAATTACATGCTGAACGCTCATGAGTACGCGGTCGATCCAGATAGGGACGATTGCCCAGAGACTGAACGACTGCTTGCAGCTATGATGGGCGATGCCGCGATCACATTTGAGGAATTCATCGGTTATATGTTCTATCGGTCTTACCGTCCATTCCAAGCGTTTCTGTGGTTGTATGGTACCGGTGGTGAAGGCAAAAGCACACTTATTCGCAGAATTACTAACCTCATCGGGCGTGACAATGTGTCAGCATCAAAACCAGCAGACCTTGCCAATGGTGACCGTCGTTTTGAAACAGCCAACCTATACGGCAAGGAAGCAAATATCGTGGCAGACGTTGGGGCAGATTACCTCAAGAGTACAGCCGTGATTAAGTCGCTAACTGGTGGTGATTATATAGCAGCAGAGTTTAAAGGCATTCAGAACTTTAAGTTTATGAATTATGCTAAGTTGCTGTTCAGCGCAAACGAGATGCCCGCATTCAGTGATCATAGCAGTGGCTTTGCTGATCGGGTGATCGTGATCAAGATGATTAACGGTGACACCCGACATACACACTGGTGGGATCAGTTTGACGATGCCAAGATGGACGAAGAAACGCCACGCTTCGCTATGAAATGCATGCATATGTTTGCCAAGGCGCTTAAAAGCGGTGGCCTGACAAAACCTGATTCGGTAGTAAACGCAAGCCAAGAGTGGCTGGATGCAAACGACCACTTCAAAGAGTTCCTAGACCAGTATGCCGAGATCAACCTAGAAGATGATCGTGGCGAGGCCTCTACAGTGGTTACTGCCGAATACAAGCGCTTTTGCCAAGACAACAACTATATGGACAAAACGACGACACAAGCCATCACCAAGAAACTCGATGCTTACGGAGTGAAAAAAGTAAACAGCCGCCGAGGGTTCGACAATGACACCGGCAACACCAGACGATATATCGGCTTGCGTCTAACCGGATCACTGCTAAATCCAAGATTCAACTGAAAATCAAACGAATACCGATATTTTCGGTAACTTCGGTAACACCCCTACTCTCTCAAGGCTTTAGGCTACATTGTTTTGGTAACAGGTGTTACCGAAGTTCGGTAACAGTCGCTCAATCCCTACGCGCTAAACGAATACAGAAAAACAATTTCGGTAACAGTTGTCTTTAAGTCTTTTGTTACCAAAAACTTCGGTAACACGTTACCGAAAAATATTGAAGTTCGGTAACAGAAAAACGTTGATATAAAGGCGTTTATAAGCGTTTGTTACCGAAGTACCGAAAATTTCGCGATTTTACCAAATATTTTTACAGGAGGAATGTCATGAAGAACTATTCAATTGCCCGTCTGAACAAGGTGGCTGAAATCGGTAAGACAGTTAGCCATAAGACTGGCGCAGGTATTAACATCTCTACATTTGAGCCGACTGGCACCCTGTTCTATGGATCATATAACCGCACTGTTACACAGACCTACCAGATCACGGGCACAGACCTAGCGGACACCATAGCGATCGTAGTACGCCACACTGACGCGATAGATGACAGCACACAGGTAAAACTTAATGGCACCCTGTACGCGATTCAGTCTATTGCCTACGATGATGATCCCAATGCATTCGATGTTGTGACACTCAAGAAGACAACCAAAGGAGCTTAGAACTATGAAACTATTTGAATATACTGCGTATCAAGGAGAACTAAACGGTGTCATCGACAAGTTCATGATGTTACACAGGTGGCAAGTCGGATTCATTCGGGTATTCTCTGCACCAGATAATATGATAACCGTTCAGCTTTACTATCGCGACGATAAGCATGAACCAGAAACGGCAGGCGTGTTGTCATGATTATGAAGCTGTGTAACCATGCTGGGTGCAACACCATGGTGCCGTTCAACCAACGGTACTGTGATAAGCACCAGCCAGAACCACGAGCGTCCGACAACGAACGCTATGCATATCGCAAAGCAATCGGTGGTCGTTACTTTAAGTTCTACAAGTCCAAAGCGTGGCGCAAGCTGTCTTACTCGTATCGTCTAGCACATCCACTGTGTGAACGATGCCAAGCAAAGGGGTTATACGTACAAGCTGACGTGGTAGATCATATTGTGCCGATACGTGTGGACTGGAACCGCAGACTGGACGAGAGCAACTTACAAAGCCTGTGTAATGCTTGCCATGGAACCAAAACGAAAGTGGAAGACGCGGCACGCTACCCCCACATAAATATGGGGGCTAGGTAATCTAGTCTTGGGAACCAAGCATAGGAGTTTCGTTGTTTAAAATCCGTGATAACCGTAATATATCATGGGTATTTGGTACTATGTGTTATAATTAAGTTAGATAAATCTAATTGTAATTATAAAGAAAGGACGTGATCGAGATGGGAGCACCACTGAAATCTATTACGCAAATGCGCGGCACAATGAGTAAAAAGAAGCTGGCAGACCGGCGTGACATGGAAGAATCACTGTTCACCTATCAAGAATTAGTTGAGCAGCCCCCTACATGGCTTGATGAATATGCAGTGACTGAATGGCAGCGTATTGTACCATTGCTCAAAAAAGACATTCCAGTGAGTGAACTGGATGCTGCCCTGATTGCCAGTCA